TGCATATGTTTTAGCTCTATCATTAGAAGTAGCAGATGAAATACCAGGAATAGTATCAAGTGCATATCTAGTTTTAGCAATTACAGCAGGTTGACCTGAGTCAGCGTGAGTAACTTTTGTGAATGACATTGGAACGTATGGAGCAAAGAATCCCATAGCATCTCTTCTATCAGCACCTTTGTAAAGTACAGTAGCGTAATCAGAAGTAGCATATTGGTCAATAATTACTTTATATTTTCCGTCAAATGTACCAGCAACACCACCACTTACAGGTGAAATAACACCAGATGCTTGAGGAGCAGTTTTGAATGAACCTACTTGCTCTAACATTGTAGCAACTTTTGGAGATACAACAAGTGTATTACCAGAACCACGTTTAGTGTCAAGACCAATTTGTTTAGATTCTTGAGAAATTTTAATTACTTCTCTTCTATATTTTTCAATTTCCCATCTACCAGTACCATCAGTACTATCAGCAGTGAAACCAAATGAGTTAGCAACTTGAGTAGCGTTATCATTAACAAAGTCAACAACTTCACGATCAATTTCAGCTTGCATTTCATAAGACATAAGTGACATAATTTCTTCGTCAGCTAACATACCATGTTGTGCTTTAAGATCTTGATACATCTCAACAGTATATTGACCTTTAAGTGCTCTAGATTTCGCTTCAACTGATTTTTTAGCAATTGAGAAACCAACTTCTCTCATGTCTTTACCAAGTTGTTCAGCCTGAGCAGTTGTATAAGTACCAGTATAACCTTTTAAGATTTTACCAAATGAAGCTTCATTTGTATATACAGAACCAACAACACCTGAAGTAACAGCAACCGGAGTAGCAGTATCATCATAAAGAACATTAGTAGCAACAAGACCTGTACCAGTTACAAGAACTAATTCACCTTCTACATAAAGAACTTTAATAGTGTTACTAGCACCAGTAGTATCATTAGTACCAATTAAGTCACCTTCAACAAGACCATGATCATCAGCAGCAAGAGCAATAATTTGTCCAGCATTTGGATTAGCTTTGTTATTATCAGTACCAGTATATTGGTTAGTTAATGCATAGATAAATCCAGTAGGCATTGACATTGGCTGAACACCTAATAATTCATTAGCAATTAAGTTTGGATAAAGTCTTCTTACCATTGGCATTAAGATTGGTGTAAATTGAGCAACATCTCCTGAAAGAGTTCCCTCATTAATCAGTCTTTGGTGTTCTTTCTCAGTATTCTCAAGCATAAGTCTCATCATCGCTGAGTCAGACTCACGTAGTGGAGTATACTTTGAACTTTCAATTAAAGTTTGGATATTTTCCATGTTTTATAATCTCCTATATTTTAGTTTAATTTATTTATATTTTCTAGTTTAAAATTTAAACTAGGTGAGCCCATATAGGCGCTTTTTCATCTTTTTTATCAGATTCTTCTAATTTCTCAGTACTTTTATCTTCTGTACCTTTGATTGACTCTAAAATTGTCTCAAGTTTTTCAACAAATTTATCATCATTAGTGAACTCAACTAAACCAGCAAGTTTCTCAAATTTTTGAGATTCAACAATTGAAAGACCTTCTTTCAATTCAGCTATAACACCCATTTTAATAAGTGTTTCATTAGTTTCTTTTAAAGCAATGTTTTCTTCTACAAGTTCATCGTATTTTTCAATAGATTCTTCAAGTTCTTTTTCAACTGCTGAATTATCTTTTGCTTCAACAATTTTAGCAACCTTAGTTCCTGTAGCAATAATCATACTATCAAATGCTTCAATAATAGCATCTGCTTTTTCTGATTTTAGTGACTCACTTAAAGCTTCTTTAGCCTCAGCTAAAAATTCTTCAACCACTCTTTCAAGATATTTGTCAATGTTGTTTAGCATCTCAGCTTCTTTCATTTCAACAAATTCTTCTGCTTTTTCTTCAAGCATATCAATGTGTTGTTCTGATTTTTCAGATAACTCATCAATTTTTTCATTGATTTTTTCTTCAGCAATGATTTCAGCTTTTGTTTCCACAGCTTCGTTAAATTTAGTCTCTAGAGATTCTTTTAACTCAGAAGTAAATACTTTTTCATCTAATGATTCGAAAAGTTTTTCTAACATATTTGTACTCCTTAAATAGATTTATTATATTTATATTTCTTAAATATAATTTTACAGTTTCAAACTATTTCATTGCCCTAAGGCTATATTGTAAAATTATATTTATTTATTTTTAAGTGCTGATGCT